CTTACATCGCCCGACCCGCTAAAATCGAATCGTTGCGAGGCTATCGGCAGCCGCCGCAACTTAAACCCTAAAGGGAGGTAATGACCGATGGCATCCAGAGGTTCCTACGAAGCAGCGAAATCTTACACCACTTCAATTACTACAATTATTGAGACGACTATGCCCCATACCTGCAAGCGCGGGATGGTTGCGTTTTTGTACCCAAGCACGGCGGGCACTGCGACGTTTAGCTACGTTGACCCGGCGGGCAATGTGCGAACGCTGCAAACGACCAGCTGCGCGGCCAATGATTTAACCACAGTGACTTTTGACTTTCCAATTTCACAAGTGCGGCTGAGTTACACCGGCACAAGTTCGGGCGGTAATATTAGCGCAGAAGTAAGGGGCCACTAATGCCAAAGATAGTACAATACAACTTACCGCCAGGCGGGACCGTCATCGACCTTGCAGACAACCAAAGTACTGCTTTAGAAATTGAGCAAGGCGGCGCCGATTATTTAACCATTTCGACTGTAGACGGCTCCGAAAATTTAACAATTGGTGCCGGACCTTCTCGGCCATCGATGGTAAGATTTAAAGCAGATGATGGCTCTGTTCAAAACACAACCTCCGGCGGCTGGTACTTAGACCGAGCGGATGCCTCGGCAACTAACCCCGTCTTTGTTCCTAAAAATACCGATACCGACACGGGCATTGGTAGTTCGGGAGCCGACGCCCTTTCATTAATCGCCGGAGGTGTGGAGGGGATTCGTTTAACGGAAGACACGACGGTTTTGGCTGAGATTAAAGGCCGCACGGTTATTACGGCCGACACATCAGGCACACCTGACGACCTTGGTGATTTCGATAACTATGCTTTGGTTCTGCAAGGTTCATCTAACGACAATGACGAAACCGCGCTTTTGCTTTCAAGCTCAAGTAACACTTACGGCGGCTCGGCAATTGTCCACAAAGACACTGGTGGAGGCGGTAAAGGTGAATTAAACTTTTATACCAAGCAAGCAACAGGCACGGTGCCACCAACCAAAGTAATGACGATAAGTGACAGCGGTGTTTGTGCTCTACAGGCAACGTCAGCGATACACTACAACGCAGGAACGGGATCAGACACAGCCACCACCGAACCGGTTTACTTAGCAGACACAAACGCAACCATGATTGTTGATTTCTCCAATGGCAACGTTGGAGATATTACACTGGCCGCAAACGTAACAGCGGTTAAATTTTGGAATGTTCCAGCAGATGGGACCACGGCAACAATCACCGCGAAAATTACCCAGGATTCAAGCGCCAGAACTTTCGATTACTCGGATTCAGCTGTGACAGTTTACAGCGACGGCGGCAGTACAGCAGTCACCGGCGAAATTAAATTTTCAGGCGGAGCGCACCACGTACAGAGCACGGGCAGCGGTGCCGTTGACCTTGTAAGTTTCACCTGCATACCAAGCGGCTCAACGTTCAACATCTATGCGGCAGTGATTGGGCAGGCATTCGCATGATTTCCATACCCGACATAAGCCAGACCTATCCGAAAGAAAGCTTAACGCTCGACAGTCGCTTCGTTGTCGGTGAGGGCAATGCTCGGGATTTGTCAGGAGACTCAAATACAGGAACATTGGTTTCTGGTCGGGCTCTGGCCTTAGATGGCGCTACCGATTTTTTGCAGTGTGGAACCGGAACCGGTTTTCAATTGGCCTCAAACTCTATGTCATTTTCTTTTTGGGCAAAATTTTCATCGTCAAATGAAATGTATGTTTTATCTAGACAAGATGGAGCCAGCGCCTACGACGGATGGCGTTTTGGTTTTAATGGGGGAAGCATTCGTTTCAGGTTAAGCGACGGTACAACAGCCGTCGAAACGAACGGCTCTACATCGGTAAACGATGGTGCGTGGCGACATTACGCTTACGTTATTAACCGGAGCGACGATACCGCCAAGGCTTATATTAACGGTACCCAAGAATCGAGCGCAGATATATCGTCGGTTGGCTCAATTGATCCAGCAGAGGAGCTTATCATCGGGGCGACGTACAGCGGCGGAAGCCAGCTTTTTATAGGCTCGTTGTCCTCGGTAAAGATTTTTAAGTCTGTGATATTAACAGCCGATCAAATTGCCGAACAGTACAATAACCCTGAACAAGTCTTACCGACAGGTGCCAGTGCTTCGGAACTCACCGCCTATTGGCCCTTGTCTGATTATCAAAACCCCAGCGCGGACACTCTTAACGGTCTATATTTTATGGACCTCGGAACAGCCAAGAGCCATGCGCTGGCAACCGGTTGCGGCATGGACCGAGCAGAACAGTCGCCGTGTCCACAGCTTGGGTTGATGCCGAGCACTTCGCGGCGTTACACGGTCGATGATTCTTATGTGAGCATTCCCGCAGACTCGGACATTAACGGCTTGTTCAGCAGTGGCGGCACCCTAGCTTTCTGGGCTCAGGCAATGTCGATTGGGCATGAGGTCGTTGCTTATTTGGTTTACACCGGAACCAGCGGGTACACTGTATACCTTCAAAATGATTCGTCGGGAACTGCAAAGCTTTTGTTTAAGACATATCACGGCACAACTTCTGGTGAATGGATAACCGATGGTCAAGTTATTACTTACGGCACTTGGCAACATATTGTTTTTGCCTACGACGCATCATCAGTATCGAATGACCCTGTTATTTACATTAACGGAAGCGTGACAGCCATAACCGAGCAGCAGACCCCCGTCGGAACCACCCCAGCCGATTCAGCAGCAAAAATTATTGGAAACAACGACACCCCCAATCGTTGTTGGAATGGCTACATTTCAGAAGTTGCTATGTGGAAAACCGTGTTAGATGCTGACGCTGTAGCGGCGGTATATAACTCAGGCGTGCAAGGCTTTGACCTCTTGTCTGATTCTGGGAATTACGATGTAAGCAGCAGCTTAAAGGGGTGGTGGAAGTTTAACAATCTTTACACCGTTCAGGATTTAACTTCTTTCAACAACGACGGTTCTTCCACGGGTAGCCCTGTTTTATCAGTCATTCCAGAAGGCACAACAGCGGGTACAACTCTCTTTGGCAACACCGAAGAGAAGCGCGCAGACAATGCTGTAATTAATCTTGACGGTCATTCGTATGTCACTATCCCGCATGACGTGAATACTCGCCCAGACGTGTCAGAGGGCTTTACCGTTTCAGTGTGGGCCAAAATGCGTAACCTTGGCATTACGTCAAACCCTTCAATGTTTAGTTCTGGAACAAGTTCTAACCGCTGGTACCTTAGAGTCAGGGGGGATAGCGCGGAGATGATCCAATTCAACTTTGGCACCGGCCCAGGCAATACGGATGTGGGTATAGGTAGTCACAAGATAACCGATAACGAATGGCACCATCACGTTATTGTCCTAGAATCAGACGGCACTGATTGGACTGTAGGTAAAGTTTGGTATGATGGAGCAAGGGTTCAAAGTGGAGGATCAGATTACTCTGTGGATATCAGCGCCCGTGGTAGTGATGATTGTTCAACGACTACTGCCATCACGATTGGCGCGACCGATGCAAGTACGGCAGACTGGCAAGGGGCTATTGCCTATCCTAAAATCTACGCTCGTTCATTAACTGAAAACGAAATAAAACTTTTATATTCGAGCGGCCACAGGGTCGTGGGAGGTCTATGATGTCTCAATGGAGCTGGACTTATATGCTCGTACCTTTGGCTGACCTCGACAACGAGTTTCCGGCAGAGGTCACGCAATACGATTACGATGTGACAGATGACGATGGCAATGTGACTACCGTGCACCCAACGTTTAGCACGCAGAGCAGAAGCTTTGGCCTTGGGGCTGAGTCTGACACTCATAGGGTGTTTAAGATTAGCTGCCTTGGCTTAGAGGTTGGTGGCGACTTCGATAAGTTTCGAGACCTTGGTTACTACATGATGAACCAAGCTCAAGCGGCCGCCTGGGCTGCAGCATTGCCGGAGCCAGAGGAATAAAATGGAAGGCGGCATGGTTGAAGCTGGCGCGATGTTTGCGACACTCATGGCGCTCATCAAGGTGATAGAGAAGCTCGTTGATAAGAGGATGGGCAACGGTGGGTCAAAGCCTGTGCAGATTGATTTGAACCAGGGCGAGCTGAACAACAACATGGGCCAGATGGTTGAGTGTATGGCATCGACTACTCAAACGCTTGAGCGAATCAATGATAAAATTGATAGTGTGCATGAGAAGTCTACCAAGATTGAAACCCTAACGGGCACAATTGATGGGCGCATCAAAGACATCCAAGACGTGAGCCATAAGACTAAGAATATGATGGAGCAGGAGCGAATAGCTCAGCAGGTAAGAAAAGAAACACTCGCAGAGTTGCGAGATGAGAGGGGATCGCAATGATTAAAGGCAAGACTAACGGGCTCAAGAGCAGTGAGTTCCTGCTCACTATAGCCGGGTTAATTTGTGGCGCACTGGCAGCAGTGTTCGCTGACAGTGAGTGGGTAAAAATCTGTGGTCCAATTGCAGCAGCTGTGCTGGGTGCAAGCTACAATCACTCACGCGGTATGGTAAAGAAAGCGCTGACCGGAGCGGAGGCAGTGCAAGCATTGGGAAAGTCCCAGAAGGAATAAGAAATGTTGTGGCGGCAGGCATTGAAAGGGCGGAGAGCTTACCGGAAGATACGGTCAGCCTTGCTCTTGGTGTTGTTGCTGATAACTCTGGCACCAGGGGCGTTGCTGATCTTGATCTCTCACTTGGTCGAGACGTCTTCGCGTTCGCGTCAGGCGAACTGGCCGGTGACGGTGACTGGTCAGCCGCTGCAGGATTAAAAATAAAATGGTAATGCTTCCACCCGTTCTCGCGCACATGAAAGCCTTGGGCTACAAGGTATTCGACAATCCTAAATACGATTACGATTTAAATGTCTTTGGAATAAGAAATAAGAACGGTGAAACAAACGTATTCGATGACACTTTGGGTGTCCTTTATTTATGGGATGGCTGTTGGCGCGGCCACTACTGGAGCGGCACTGTTGATCCTGGGGCATATTACTTAGAGAACCCAATGAACGTTAAGGGCACAGCCGTCATGTGTCCCGGCCAATACCGTGGAGCCTATGAAGTTGGCAGCCACCGAGGAAAGCCAGGCCTTGTGCAGTCTGGACCCGTCACTGTGTGGCGTGATTTCAATAGAGACGCAACCATCGACAGGCAAGGTGACCCTGACCACGGGCTCTTCGGCTGCAACCTACACCGTGCTGGAGCTTCATCTAAATTCGTGGACCGCTGGTCAGCTGGCTGTCAGGTATGGGCCAACGAGAAAGACTTCGAGGAGTTCATGGATATCTGCGACAAGCAGGTAAAGATGACAGGGTTTAAGACGTTTACATATACGCTGCTGGACCAGTGGTGGTAAATGCCCCACCCCCTAAGTAGATTAACTTCATAGGGAAATGATAACCATCCACATTAATGCGGGAGTGGAGCACGACTTGTGGGCTGCACCCTCGTGTTTAAAAAAAACGGGGGTTGAGTTCAACATGCGCGTGTCGTCGTCAGTGAGAGCGCAGCCCTGTAGAAGGGTAACTAACTACTACGAGTTCTTTGTACCACGGTTTTTATACTTACCCCAAGCCTTGTTTCTCTCGCCACGCCGCAGCTGGTATGAGTCCCTAGGCAAGGGGTTGACGCATTTCTCACACAGCCAGTAGTTACGGCCAGTGATTTCTATCTTCTGCAATTCGTCAGTCTTAATGATGCAGGACTGGCAATAGCTCAGCTTCTCTTCGCTCATCCCCAAGCTCCGCATATAGTTGTATTTCTATCTCAACCCTTGGGTTGTCGTTGTCTTTCCTGCGCTCGCAAACCAGTCGCTTGATCCAGTAATCGTTTGCAATAATCCCAGCTTTCTCTAGACTATCCAGTGGGCCGGCTGCGAGATTATCAACATCAGTTCGTTGCCTCTTACCCAGGTAACTGATGACATTGACGGACAACTCAATCCCCCCGTCAATGCACTCACGGCTGGCCCACTGTTCTTTTAGCTGACGCACAGCGTCACTCTTCCACGACAAAACTTTCTTGGATGAAGCGATGAAGCTCCTGTTTCCTGCCTTCACTATCCTCTTGTCGTTCTTCTGGGATACCGGCTTCCCTAAGATAGTTAGCTTGATTGTTTCCATTGCCATTCCCCAGCAGCTTAACATTCGCGCCGGGTAAACCTGTGAATACCTTGGTGACTTCCGGCGCCACGTCAAGGTTGTCACGTTCATGTAGGCCAGGCAAGTGATTGACTGAGTCGCCGGTCACACCTGAGCTAGCCAGGGATGCGTAAATCTTTTCAAAGTTCCTGCGAATCCAGACCTTCACCTCCTTCTCTGGTTGCTGGCAGAGCCAGTACCACCCGCCAAGGTTTCGGACAGTGGCATTGGTTAGCTTGTCATCAAAGTCCACGCTGGCATACTGCCCCACTGTTGCAATCGCACGGACCACGGACTGCCATGCGACGATAGCCCTGGATGTGGGATCCATCGGAGCCTGCGACCTGCGAAGGTGGGCTGGACGGGGGAAGAACTCAAGGTTCTGAATGGCATGTTTGCATGCCCGCTCTATGTCTTCGATGGGCATATCCTCCAGGGCCATCCAGTAGCTCTCAAGCGTAGCTTCATCAATCTCCTTGTCGAATGCTGCGGACAGGACGTTCATCGCTGTGGCAAATCTCTCACGGTCATTCATCGCGTTTCCTATCTAGCCACGAACTTGTGGCTCTCATGCTTTTTGTGGTGGCCGTCTTTGTGACTGGCCCCTGTGTGTTAACGAACTCAATAAACTGGGTAACCTTGGATGAATCTCTGACAATCAACTCAAGGCTATCGAACTTTCTATTCCTTTCGTTTTCTCCCATGTGGTACGGCGACTGGTGGCAGCCATCGATGGCAAGGCAAAGGTCCTCAACCGAGTAGCCCTCATTCAGTCTGGCTTGTATCTTCTTCCACTCTTGCATGGTGCTCTTGGGTTTCTTATGAGCCCTTGGATGGTACTTCCGGTAGTGCTCGAACACACCCAACACCGCAGAGTTGTCTCCTCTCTTCTCTTTTCCTCTCTTCTCCTCTCCTCTCTTCTCCTCTCTAGCGTTATCTAACGTGACGTCACCCGTTACTAACGCATCAGTAACGGGTGACTCCTTCTTCTTCTCTCTGTGTTTGCGCTGTCTTTCACGAGCCTGCTTGCGCACCCTGGCGACATGCAGTCTCTCTGAGTGCTCATCCCAATCGTGGATAACTGCGCGGTCATCGACGATATCAATCCATGCTGTCTCAATAAGAGACGGTACAAAGATGCCAGGCTTGCCCTCCCATCCTGCGTAGTGTTCGATGTCTTCTTCTGTCCAATCCTCTAGGTCTCCGTCTGGACTGTGACGCAACACGTTAAGCCACAGCGTTACTAGGTAGCCGCGCAAAGCTACCTCGCTGATGCCTAACATTTTACATGTGCGTCGAGTCTTGCGGTGACCGAGGAGTGTATCGTGGATCTTTAACCACATACTAAACCCCCGTTAAAAAGGTGAGGGGCCACTGAGGGAGGAAACGCGACTAACCGACCTCAGCCCAGGGTAGAGTTTTTCAGGCCCACCCACCAGTCATTTACTTATTAGAACGGCACGTCATCAGCAACAGGCTTGCTGACAAAGCTGCTTGATTGTGAAGCTGACCCACCCGCCTTGGGGTAAATCTTAACAGGCTCAAGAAAACCCTTGGCGTCTTTCCTGAAGAGGGCAACACCGGTCTTATGGATAAAGTCCTTGGCGCTATCTGGTGGCGGGTCATACGTTAGGCCCACACCAAGGCACATCTCCTTGAAGTACTTGAGACCACCGGGAGTGTAGACATACCTGACCCAGGTTTCAAGGATGCGGTCATTCGTTGAGAACTCGATGACCATTTCAATCCCTTTGTTCTTGGTGCTGAAAATCTTTTCTTCTGCACTAAGAACCTTAAAGGGGTAGTCACCCTCTGCTGGTCCAGACGTCATGTCATTTGGATTATAAGATAGTGGCATGGTTGTTACCCTTCCTTGCTCTTGGCTACTAGCCAGTTTACGAGAGTCTGCACGCGCTGCAGAGGCATCTCATTAATTTTACTCTTCACTTCAGCTGCAGACTTAGCCTCCAGTTTATTTGTGACGATGGTCTTTACATCATCTCGTGCGCCGGCAATCAAGAGGGCTGCTTGTTCTTTCAGTACCTCGATGTTGTTGCCCTGCATCTTAGACTGGTACTCTTCAAACGACAGGATGATCTTGGCAGGCATGTCATAACCAGCCCTGCACTTAGCATCACGGCTTGGCCCACCGTCAAACACTAGCCACCGGTCGTTGTTTATTACACTAGCCTTTGCCCGGTTCTCACCATCCCGCTTGCCTGTACTAAACTCGCGGCACGCATGACCCACTTGGTCTGCCCATTGTACGACAAGGTTCCAGGACCTACCCTCCATCTCCATGCCGAACTTATAGAAGTCAGGACCGCAGGCATCACCCTGTTTATGTAGACCGGTGTGGCCTAGCATCATGATGCCGATGCCCGCATCCCGAGCTTCATCCGCCTTAGCAAGGAGGCGCCGTACCTCAATGGCACTGGCCTTGTCTCCGTTAGCCCAGGCATTGTATCCCTCGACACCCTTCTTCGAGACCCAGACCCCTTGGAAGTCTCGGTTGCAGACATGCTCACGGCACAGCTGGTGCGCCCCGTTAAGACTGTCGAGTACAATCCACTCCACCCCCTCTGGGTTGGCTAGGATTACATCGTATGCGTGAAGCAGGTCTTCCCATGTTTCACACACACCATCGACGGGCAGGGCGGGCACGCCCAGTGCATCACATCCTGACTCTGTCTTGATGAACACGCAGCCCGGTGCGTTAGCCCCGAAGCTTGTCTTGCCGATGCCCGGCTCTCCATGGATTACAAGGCGCGGTGCCTTCATCATTGTTCTCTGTGATGCTGCTCGCGCAGCTGCTAGGTCAAACTGATTAACCATTGTTCTTATCTCCCTGGTTGGGTAGCTCACTGTGAGCTGGTTTAGATTTAAAGCTCATGCCGTTTATGCTCTCGGTGCCACAACACACTGAGAAGTATGGACAAGGTCCGTACCTTGCGACACAGCTATTCTGGAAACGGGGATACACCGTATGCTCTGCCGTCATTGACCTAGCAATCTGTACTATCTCCGTCGTTTTGCTTGCTGCTTCATCCTGAGTAAGTGGAATCTCTCGCCAGATGAACCGGTCAGCATTGGTCACATATTCCTGATGAATCCTGTGCCCGTACTCCCTGGCTGTCTCCTGGTTCTGTTCCTTGCGTACCCCATACTCAAGTGCAGTCTCTGATTTTCGTTTTGCGATTTTCTTTTTCTGCGCTGGCTTACTCTTTGTCTTTCGGATTACATCATACGCCAAGAGCGGCGCCCCCTTGGACTCAGCTACTTCTGACAGTGCTTCTCGATACAGTATCATCTGCGTATCAAAGCATAGCCCAGCCCAGAATGAAGAGCCTGGCTTCTCAACATCCGTACTGCCAGATGTCTTGTGGTCTACCAGGACCAGCCTGCCGTTCTTGTCTCTGAGAATCAGGTCAATCTTTCCAGCAAACTGGATGCCATCAATAACCTTCTCCCATTCATGCTCAACTGCAACCACGCTATAGTGGTCCCTGATATGGGTACGGTGCTGATAGTATCCAATCACATATGCGTCAACGCGCATGCCCTCAAGTCTGCCGGCCTCTGTCTGCCAGTAGTCATCCTCTTGTTGGAAGCTGCGCACATCTTCTATTGCTTTGGGCAGTGGCTTCTTGTTCCAGAATGCTTCTGCCCCTAGATGCACAGCTGTGCCTGTTAGCAGTGGCACCTGTGTGGTGGCTGATACACGCTCATCGATGTATGAGTGTTTGAATTTACGTGGACACGTCGTGTACGTGTTCAACGAACTGGCTGTTACAATCATGTTCTCTCCCTGGTGTGATGCATAATGCACCATATCTCTGACAAAAAAGTTCGCGCTTCACTCAATTATTTCCCACGGGTCCTCGCCTAAATCAGGTACAGGATCTTCTATTAGCTTGTGGGTGTGCATGACAGGTGGACGCCCTCTGGCCGGAGCAAGCTGCCCACCCATCTGCACGGCTATATCAATATCTCCTTCCAGTATGACCTGCAAGTGCGGGTCACCTATTAGGTACTGTGCAACGCGTGCCCTGTTGAGGCGCCGTGATGCTTCTTCGAATGTAGACATGATGGGCTCGTGGTCCAGCAGTCTCTCAACTGCCAGGCTTACGATGCTACTCATGCCAAGACCTAGTCTCTTTGCTGCCCTGCTTGCACGCTCAGCTGTCACTGGGTCCAGATGGGTTGTCACCTTCTTAAACCCCTTGCCCTTACGCACCTTGCTTGGCGAGTTGGGCAGTGGGTCCTCAGTAAAATCCTTGCCCTCATACAACCAGCCGGCGATGCGAACAGACTCAGTCTCGGTGGGCACTTGGGCACCCCGAAGAAGGTAGCCAAGTCGGACATGATGTAGCCCCATCTGACTTGCCGCTTGCTTCTCCGAGATGCCTCGCTCACCTATGACTAGGCGCAGCCTCTCCCCCACCGCTTTCGCAAGTGGGTTCGAGTCCATGGGTAATTGATGATCACCCCGCGCCATGGAGTCTTGCTATTGCGGCATCATTATAACTGCTTTCGACGCGGAGCTTGTATTCAATATCCCAATAGGGAAGTATCTTTCTTATTTCTTTTAGCGCGTTGCCTGGGGCGGTGCCCGGCGCAAAGTAATCGGGATCATCGGCGAAAGAATCCATAACTAAAACCAGCTCCCAATCATTCATACCTATGACAGCCACCACCAAATAATACAGACGCGCAATGTCCTGGATGCTTTTTAGTGACCCGTCAGGGATTCCATCTTCCGAATAATGGTGCCATTCAAACCAATCCTCATTGGTTTCAGCAAAGGTGGACAGACTAATCATTTCCGCAACCATTGCTTCGTGCGGCTCCATGTTTTCTTTATGGCCTGCAGCAAATAAATTTTGTGTTTTGAGTTTACTAAAATCCGCAGTGATAAATGCGGCGCTGTCTGTAGTGTGTGTGGCAGTTGCCATGGGTAGTTACCTTTAGTTAGTTACAATATATAGAGCGTTAAGCTCTGGTTTCCGGACAAATTATTTTGCCTTCCCTTATTAAGACCCCAATGGACCCCAATTTCTGACAAATTAATTTAAACCTTTTCCTTTTTCCTCCAACATCTCTTCATCGTTAAGGATTTGAATACCCTGCGCATCGGTGTCCTTAAGAAATTCGATGGCTGCATACAGGGCAATCTGATCCAGCATGTCTGTTGTTCCTTGCGCTATGCTCTCCAGCGTAGCGATGATGGTCTCAATTCTTATCATCTGTGCCATCGTCTGCCTCCATGTGCTTGGCTTCCACTATCTGCACTAGCTCGATAGCTTCCGGTAGACTTGTAACGTAGCCAACGTGCTGCTCAAGCTTCCCTGGCTGGTGCATTATAATCTCGACATCAGTCTCACCGTGTCGCCACGCTGAATACCCAAGCCGTGTTTCAGTTTCTCTTAGTGTTCTCTTTACGAGGTTCAGTAACTCTGTCTGCACGACGTTCAAGCCTCCACTCTGCTAGTTGTTCTGGTATTGATTCAATATACGACACAAGAGCCAGGCTAACGACCGGCGCTGCGAAGAGCATAATAAGAACCACTGTTCCAACATCTTCACCCACGCTACGACTCCTTTGCCCACTCAGCTGCCTCTTCCCACTCAGCTGACTCTTCCTTCGCTTGACTGACAACAGCATCCCAGACCTCAACACCCCTAGCTACACACAAGCGCATCATTTCTGAGCGTGTTGGTATACCGTGAGGGAATAGCTGCAGGTTGCTGCCTCCTCTGTCTATCAAATCATCAACTGCTTCCAGTAAGCCAGGGCTTACTCGAATACTAATCTTCTCTAGCTGGCTCATGCCTTGCTCCTTCTTGTTTGTTCATCCTCAATTGCTGTGCGTAGCTCCTTAAGTTCGTGGTTCTCTAGCTTCTCCGGCCTCACCTCTACCTCTCCGGCCATGTGATTGATGCTCATCAGGTCTGTGGCAAGCAGGACATTGGCGTTCAACATCTGCCGGCACACGGTAGCCATCTCCTCAATCTCTAGATAGACATCACCGTTGTCTGTCTCCAGTAGAAGCAGCTCCATAAACCCACCGCCATCACGCTCAAGCTTACGAACCTCACCGTTCCAAATTTCTTGTCCCTTTGGGTAATCCATGGCTCACCACTTTCTTTTGTTTTGCTCGGCACGAATACACGTGTCCAAGTACGTTAGCTCGTCCTCTGTTAAGTCACCTATGTTCTTCACAAGCAGCATGCTTAGGTGCTCCAGGCCAAGCACATCAATTGTCTGTGTTGGGTTGCGGCGCACGTATTCCATTGCAATGTGCTCGCAATCATCAACGTTAACCGTTACTAAAATTTCTTTTGCTGCCTGCGCAGGTATCCCCTTCCAACGTATTGCCATCGCGTTTCTCCTACATCCAGTGTTGTTTTTCATATGGCTTGTCAGTGTTTTTCATACCGCTAAGCAGCGCATAAGATGTTGACAGTGCGCCAAGGGCACCAATCAAAACGTCTGCCACTGTGCCGCTGACACCTGATGTGCCAAGGACAATGAGCGTTGGCCCAAAGGCCGCAGCCAGCTTAGCCACCTCTCTTTTCTCGTGCTGATTAATGTTCATACCCAACCTCACAGTTAGTGTTACAGTTCTGCTGTGCCCAGTAGATTAATCCATAGGACGACAGCTCAAGCACGGCATTGATTGTCAGCCCCCTTGGGTCAGGCTTCGTGTCCCGGTAGAGCTTGCCTGCAGCTGCAACCATGCCGGCCTGGGCTATGCCCACCCCAATGCAGCAGTCCTTGCAGCTATCGCTGCTGGTTCTTCCGTTGCATATCGAGCCACCGCGTCCATCCGCTGGGCCATACAGCCTGTCACCGGCTGGCCTTTGTGGTCTCGGGCAGTGCGGCATGTCATCTACATCGTACACCTTAGCCCCATCGCTGCGTTGAACCATGGTGTCTGTCTTGATTCCGATAGGGTGAACATCACCGCTGTCGCAAATCAGTAAGGCCGCCTCCTCGCCCGGGTTAAGGGAGAAGTCTGCGCCAGGCATGTGGCTAGGCATGCCCACTGATGACAGAAACTTGGACAGGTTATCGGTGCTCGTACACGACACTGTGTCATTGCCGGACGCAACACACACTGTGTCATAGCTGCCACCTATTGCCTGCGATGCCACGCCCATGACGATTAGTGGCAGGATGAACCCGCCAGATCCTGATTCTTTTTTACTCATCGCCCCTACTTTATTTTCTTTGCTGGTAGTTCCAGCAGTGTGAGTTGTTTGTAGATAGCCCACCGCAATGCAGCGATAGCCTTCTCCCCTGTTAGGTCAGGCATTTCTTTGAGCCGAAGCTCACCATCTTTAATCTCAATGCCGGACGGACCCGCACCAATGCCATCCAGCACTGCGTCTAAGATTGCGACCAGTTCATACTGAATGATTTCATGCTCTGCTAAGTCCTGCAGCACCAGCTTGTCTCGGTACGCTGCATTAGGGCACGTTCGCACATTGTGTCCACGCTGCCCGCATGCTCCGCACTTTCTTTTCTTCTTCCTTGTCATATCAATCCCCTCTCCTTAGCCATGCCTGTCACCATTGCTCTAATAGTGGCGCCGCCATGGCCTCGTGGTTTCAATCCCTTAACGTGCGGCAGGCCGAGCGTAACCACCACTGCCGAGATGTTCTGCATCTTGGATTCGTAGCTACCCTTGGACCGCACGCCATTGTACTTCTCAATGAGCTGCCGATACTTGGCAGTCTTGAGAATCTTATCGCCCCGCTTGTCTGCTTCGAGCCAGTCAAAGTACACACTGATTGTGTCTCGTAGCTCCGCATTACTGTACACTGCCATCGCGTTTCCCTCTCACACTGCCTCTCTTACAGCGTTGATTAAATGTGTTATTACTGGTGGACACACGGCATTGCCCAGCATGTGGACTGCCTGTCTCCGGTGAATCTTGCCGCCCCTCTTGAGTGGCAACTTATAGCTGGCAGGGAATCCCATACCGGCGAGAATCTCTGGCACCTGTAGCATTCTGCACTTGTCACCATCGACAAGCAGCCACCTATCCCTGGTTGTGAGCGTGCCCACAGGCCTATCGAGTGACCGGCCAGACAGGCCTGAGCCTGAGCCATAGAACGGGGCAAGGAACCTGCCACTCTTGAGCTGTTCGCGTCCCCTGGCTACACGCTTACGTGTGTTCTCGCTCTTGTCTCGCACGATGCTCCACTTCCACGGTCCGTCCCAGTCAATGAATGGGCGGATGGCTTGGTGCGCTCGTGTCCCGAGCTTCAGCTTGATTGGGTGCTTGGACCTTGTGCCTACAAGGAACATGCGTTTCCTATTCTGAGGCACACCAAAATCTGCTGCATCCAGTACGTGTGGAGCTATCGAATAGCCCAGTGCATGCATGGCCTGACGCCACACTCCAAACAGTTCCCACTGCATAAACTCTGCCACGTTCTCGACAATGAACACCCCTGGCTTGTGCATCTCTGCCGCGCTCACAACTGCCCAGGCTGTGGACCTGGATGAATCATGATGGGACTTGTCTGCGCCCCTGGCATTGCTGTGACCCTGGCAGCATGGACTAGCCAGCAACAGGTCATGTGCTGGAACCTGCGCCCAGTTTGCCTGCTGTAAATCCTGGCATGCGTGCTCGGTGCCCGGATGGTTGCGTGTGTGTGTCTCCACTGCTTCGGGCCAGTGATTAGCTGCCCACACCACCTTTACCCCTGCCGCCGTCGCACCTTGGGTCATCCCACCCAGGCCAGCGAACAGGTCAATTGCTTTAATCGTCATCGCGTTCCTCCTCTTCCTCATTAAAGCTCGCCACCCACTCCTCAATTTCCTCTACCGGCCACTTCATGATGTCACCAACAACCCAGCTAAACAGGTCACTAAGGTCCATGACTCCTGACACGGTGTCTTCCACCATCTCCTTAAGTGGCTTTGTCATCGTCACTCTCCTAACCAGAAGTTAAACCACTTGCGTGTTCCTCTTGGGAAATTCCAACCTATCTTTTTTAGCTGATAATTTTCCAGGTCCTGGTCACATGTTGGGCACCTGTGGAACCTCCCGTGCGCCTTATCTACGTCATCCCTGATGCTATTCATGACCCCGCCACAGCTAGACGTGTGGCTGCCGCGATAAACGGTTACCCAGCCCATCTCCCTGTGGTTGTATTGAAGGTGTGTGGCCCCAGAGATTGTCCATCTCTTAGGCTCCCACGGCCTACTCATGTACTCCTTCTCTATTTCTTTGTAATAACTCATCGCGTTTCCTCTTTCTTTCCAGTTACTCTTCTCTCAATCGCAGCGACTCTGCTTCATGCATTCCGCTGTAATCAACCTCGAACCTGTTCTCCACCATATCGAGCGTAACCCTGGTGAATGCGTCCCACCACATGTGCTTGCCCAGACAGTACTCAACAATGTCATCGACATACTCTTGGGTTTTCTTGCCGAGCCGGTGCTCCTCGACGGATGCGTCGTCGTCGTCGTAACTGGTAAGGCAATCACCTATCAGGTCATTGATCATGCCATCCTCGTGCAGCATGTCGGCAAGATGCTCACACCTATGCCGGTTTACGAACCAGCGGTACTCGGCAACCACCTCATTGTCATCACCATCGAACTCATCCAGGCGCTTGCGCCAGTTCTTCATCGCTCTCTCTTTACTCATCCGTCATCTCCTCTGCCCTTACGTATGAAAGGTGTTCATAGTGGTCATACACTTTGACGATCGCCTTCTTCGGCGACTCAGCCTCAACAAGCATCGAGCCACCACCCTGTGTTGGTGGTAAGATTCTGCCAATTGAGTTCACAGGGCGACCACCCCGCCATGTCACTAGGTACTTTTTCTTTTCTGTCATCTTACAATCCTTAATCTCTCGGACAGCTTACGCTTGCCACCACCATGCCCAGGGAACCCGATAGAGTATCCCCTATCTTTCCTGGCACAGAGTGGCTTGCCACTGCCGCATGTTACGCACTGTGTTGGTCCGTAGGTGGCCGGACAGGTGACGACCCGGTTACCCTCAGGGGTCCTAGTCACACCCTTGCCTGCATCCATGGGCAGAGTGACCGTGGTGTCGAAACCACGCGCCATAGCCCTGTCTACTTCTTCCAGGCTGTCACAACTCACGTTGATGGTACCTTCAGAGGCCTTGAGAGCCTGTCTAAGGACCTTCTTGTTGTGTACCCTTGCCTTGGGGTCACCCCGGTCTACCACGCCTGCTATGGGCTTATGGGTGTAGACGATGGCAACCTTGCCTGCAGCGATGTTTGCTTTCACAAACTGCCACAACTGATCACCATCAATCCAATCCCCACGGCCCCACAGGTCACCACCTTCATTAAGTCTCCAGATGTCACTGAAGCTCTTAATAAGGTCAAACAATCGACCCGAGCCCACCCACTTGTACTGGCCTCTATCGTGACGGGTACGGTGAATGTTGCCATTCCCGTGCATGTCATAACAGCTGCCCTCTACAAGCAATGGGCACGAATCTGGACACGTTCGCGTATCAGTACGAACGATTGTCATCCTGCCAGTTTTCTTGTTACTGCTAACAAGGGTGATATGATGGCGCGTCCGAGCGATATGCATCGGTGCTTCACTGTATGTATTCATCGCGTCTCCTCTTTGTCTGGGTCGGCTTCATAAAGCCCAATAGGGCCAGCCTTAAGCAGGGCTCGCTTGAGTCCTGGCATTGTCCAGATCTCACGGCCTGCTTGGAACAGGTGCGTTACTTCGAGCCCGTCAATATCCACGCCGGAACGTATCAACTTAGGGTTAGCCACCCTATAGACGTATCTTGTCCCCTTGGCAGCGTACCAATCACCTGCCACGAGAATCTGGATGAACCTTCGAGGCTCACCCGTGCATACTTTAATTACCATCGCGTTTCTCTCCTGCTAGGCTCACAAATAGCTCACTATTGTGCGACCTGTCAACTAATACCTGCAAGGCACACCAAAAACTTGATGTGACTTGAAAGTATGGGGACCGGAGTCCCCAGGGGTTAAGGGCTGAATGCCACCATGATGAACCACAACTGGGTCACCAGGATGCAGAACATCACGGTAGCTGCTAGGTCTTCAAAGAAAGTCTTACGGGCTGACCGGGCCCGTGACTTGTTGAGCCTAACAAGGTTAACTGGCTTGCCTACCCGCATGTCACACCTTTACCGGCGTAACGCTGCGCTGTTTCTTGTACCGGATGTACACGGTCTTCAGCCCTGCCTCCTTGGCACCACTCTTATTGATGTAGCGCCCTGATGGCTGAGCAATAAAGTCCAGGTTTGCATCCCAATCAGCCTGTACAGCTTTCTTGCTTTTGTAATCACGTCCATAAGCTGGAATTAATTGCATCGCATTTCCTTTCATAAGTGTTCTCATATCCATGGGTCACACCATCGTGATGATGTAGCCCAGGGAGATGGGGGCCGAAGCCCCGTCTCTCTATCCAAAATTCTCTTCGATATCCTTGATGAAGTCATGCGTCTCAAGGCTTTGCTTGCGCTTGGCAAGCTCTGCCCTTGCTGCTTTTAGATTCTTTTTCTCATCATTCAAGCAGCTCTCAAGCCAATGCCTTGAATCCGAGCCCCTTGCCAGTCGCGCTTCCAGATACCCTATCTCATCTATCAGGGTGTAAATTTTCCCCTCAAGCATGCCTGTTGGCATATCTGCATATTTCATGACCACAACCCCGCCAGGAATAGACTCCATAAGCTTGCCTTATAGGTTCGCATATGGCGTTGCATGGCCCAACTAATCCCAGTGTTTTGCCGGGAGATGGCTGCAGTCAATTTTGTTCTACTTGTCATGTCGCGTTCTCACTTTCTTGGACTGTATTGTCCATACAGGGCCCCTGTAAGAGGCGCTCTATGGGCAAGGGTACATAGTACCCAGGTCCATTATACCAAGCGCTTGAACTTGCTCTGATAGCCAGCTTGCCAATAAGCACGCTCGTTTCTATCGTCACGTTTTGCGCTTGTGACTTTACGCACGGGTTGAGGTTTATCCTCTGGGCGCTCGTCGCGCATCACCTTACTGGCGGTCATGACTCTAGTTTGACCTTCAGGGGTTCGCACTTTAAATTTCCACTTGTTGCGCCTAGGTTTACGAGCTTCAACATATTCGCCGTTGTCGCTCCCAGATACAGCTTCAGACTCTCTGCAATACGTCCAATGCGGAGCACTACCAAAGCCATGGAAATTACCAGCCCGTTCTATCGCAAGTGTTTTATTGCGATAAGACCGTGGTAAGTCGCGTTTCTTAATATCCATAATAGCGTTCACTTTCTGGATAGCTTTCCCACTATCCGTGCATAACTCGAACAAACCAAGGAAGACTGCAGACATACCCTGTACGTTAGACTGTCCAAACTTCCACAAAGTGGCGGCGTTACTGCTAGGACTGGCAGACTATAAAAATAATCTCCATGGCCGGTCGCATCCGACCCAGCGCCCACAGCGTTCACTTGGTTGCTCAAGCTATCCAAGGATAGAGAGAACACGCATCATATTCAGTTTTCAAAGAACAGACGTTTGTCAATCAACGCGCCTATAAGTGGGCTGGTTTGACTGACTGCGCCGTCACGTAACTATACATTGCAGGCTGTGTGCCAAGTGTCAGACATAAAGCCCACATAATAGATAAATGATTGATATCATTGGAGTTTTGTCAGGATAGCGGTCTATTCAATATATTGGCACGCTTGCATGATGCGTGCAAATCACGACACTCATGTCATACTGAACAAATGTATTTGAGTGATTACAGGTACTTAGGGCATGACATTTTTGTCACAGTGTCAACGTTTGGCGACTCGGTTGATATTGCTAGAGTTTTACCGGTACATTCAGTGTATTTGAGATATCATGCCAGTTTTAGGGGTCATGTGTTGGCATAAGTCATGCATATCATTGAATATATTGAGTGTATTGGTGTGAGTATAATCTACTTAGTGTAATATAGTCAGTGTATCATAAGGCCACGAATGGGCATTAAGCAGGTACATTCAGTACATTACATTCAATAGAGTACATTGGGTAGAATACATTCAGTGTAATGCATTGGGTATATTACATGCAGAATAATACAGTCACTATAATACATTAAGTATAACGCCCAGGCGGGCCAGGGGGGACGGGGGTACCTAAAGGGACGGCCCGGGCTGGGTCCCATCTAGGCAAATAACACTGTCTTGAACACGATTCTGTTTGAAACTTAGTACATATGTACAGTTGTGAGGGAGTACCTATGTACCTATAGGAGCTTTGGGGTAGCTGTCAAATCTAATTCATAAGCCCTTGATATTGTTATAGTTCCCTGTTGTACTCTTGTAGAGCTACTGGCTGTTTCTTGCAGAGTAGCAGTGGTACTGAACATCTGTTGTGTAAGGGGATAAGACATGGAAGAGGTAGATCTGGGCAAGTGGAAAGAATGGCCTGAGGCGCCGGCAGAAGAAAGACCTAAGGCACTGTTTGTCTATGAGGTCGTGCCGGATATTCCTAAAGCCTGGCTTGAGCATAAGCAGGGATGGGACATCATTGATGTACGAGTCATGCCTAATACCAGTGACGCTGACAGGGCCGAGGGAGTGAAGGCATTCCTGGAAGGGGTACGGGTTGGTTCCATAGAGCCCGGTAAAGACCAGCTGAGATATTTAGAGCTGGAGGCCCGCATATGTGGCTTGCTATCGAATAAGAGTCGTGCTGATGATATGGTGCCGACCGTAAAGGATGCCACGCTTGATAAGATGCTGGACTTCGGGAAGAAAAGAATGAGACCAGAGTAGTGGTCGTGGGGGAAGAAGATGGGGAAGAAGAAGACGCTTGCCTGCGGCAAGTGGAATGAGACGGAGTCGAATGAGTATAAGAAGGCTGCGGAAATTTATAATCCTGTGCTACAGTTTCTAAAGAAGCTCCAGGAAGAGAACAAGGAAGATACCGATGGCTGATTACGCTAAGATTTCTGTGAAGGGTGTGTTCTCCAAGAACTCAGACTATTCCTTCCCTAAAGCAACGTTTGCTCCCAATGCAGCTGCGCTGACACCCGATGAGTACATGCATTTCGAAGTGAACTGTGATGATAACGGCGAGACGTTTGACCTCTCTATGTTCTCCGGCGGCATTACCATGCTCATGATTAAGAACAATGACACGGCTATTAATGTTACGGCTAGAATTGATACCGCATCCACTGCGAACGTAGATGTGCTTATTCCTGCTGGCGGGGTGTTTGTTACCCCTGACTGCAAGGTATCGGAAGACCTAGTCCTTACCTCTGCCAGTGGTACACCTGAGTGTGAAATATTTATTATAGGAACCTGACATGGATGACCGGGAAGTCTTGGGGAGGGCAGACCAAATCCTACGTGAGGCAGGACTCTTTCCAGAGGACCCTACGCTTGAAAACTTCTTCCATTACGCACAGCAGGTATCTGAGGCGGTAAAGGACTGGTCCCCCAGTAAGCGGGCAAAGAACGAATGGCTGATGCCCTGGGCAGAGTCGTTTCGTAAGCTCTACGATAACTTCGATAGGATTGTAGAGGCAGATCCTATGCTCCTCTACCAACCAGCCAACAGAGCTTCAGAAGAGTTTCACAACTCAGATGCTTTTATCCGGTACTTCAGGGCTGGTAACCGTACATCCAAGACGCAATCAGGGTATGCAGAGCATTACTTCCTGACAACAAACCAGCACAAATGGCGCTACTTCCCTGGCGGGGCACACTCTACGTTTATTATCGGCGTAAACTTTTCCAAGTATTGCCCGGCTGTATTCGAAAAGAAGTTTCTGACAGGTGAAGAAGGTAACCCCCTGAGCCCCATGTTCCCCAAAGGGGGCAAATGGCTCCATCGATACGATGAACGACGCCACGAAATACAGATAGCGTGCGACAGATGTGCCAATGCAGGCAAGGCGACAACCTGCCCTCACCAGAAATCCACCGTCCGGCTCTTTAGTGACACGGAAGGGTGGGAGGTTTTGCAGGGCGGCGCGTATATGCTGGGCCATTTCGATGAGCATATCGATGAAGACTTCTTTAATGAAGCAATTCAGCGCCTACAGACCGCTGGCCGGCAGTCTTGTTTGATTGTTACCGGCACACCGTTGCATGGATTCGAGGCATGGGAGCACAGACGTCTCACGCAGCTGTACAATGAGGGACCACCTAAGAACCGAGTGGACCCAGACAACCCGGAAAGCGCACCATTTGTAAGTCTTCACGAGATTGACCAGTTCGAAGCGGGCCTGGTCCCACCTGAGCGGATTAAGATGTCCATGACTATCATGGATGAGTTCGAGGTAGAGTCACGAGTCTACGGAAGACCGGCGCCACTAGCCAAGAATCCAGTATTTGACCGGCGAGCCCTGGCGGATATGCGGCGTGAGGTGCGAGACCCCATCAGGGGAGACCTTAAGGTAACCGAAGATGTGCTGATGTGCGACATTATGGACACAACACGCATGGAATTGTTTGATGCACCTGATGGACCCCTGAGGGTCTGGGAGAATCCCCAGCAAGGCGGCTATTACATTGTATCAGTGGACACCGCAAAGGGCCTTACAGGGCGAGATGCGAGCTGTGCGTCCGTATTGAAGGTATGTGGCTCCTCAACTTCCCCACGTCTAGAGATGGTTGCTCAATACCATGGCTGGATTAACCCTCTTGCCTATGCTGAAGAAGTGTTCAAGCTTGCTGTGTGGTATAATTCCGCACTTGTTGTCATAGAATTGACAGGCGGCTACGGTGAGGCGGTTATGCTGCGGATGCGGCAGGATTTCTGTTATTGGAACCTGTTCAGAGACGAACAGAACCATTCACAGGTAGATCATCGCATGGATTCAAGGTTTGGGGTGGAAACCAACGTCAGGACAAAACCGTTTATGGTGGCATCCTTGCAGCAGTTTATTAAAGATAGGGCCATCGATGTTCCATGTGAGGCTAGCATTGGCGAGCTTGTGGCGTTTGAGCAGGAGCGCAGTCAAACCGGGTTAACTACTCGGTACAGGGGGGCTGGCGGTAGTCACGATGACCGCGTTATGTCTCTTGTTATTGGTGCATCGGTGGCGCTATCATCTCAGGTATTAGAGTTTAGTGCGATATCCAGGGAAGCCCAGCCAGATGTTCGGCATAGCTACACTGGGGAATGGGCATCTATACATGAGGAGCTGGGCGACGATGCCAAGCATCCTGATCCATTTGAATATTAAAACGCGAGGGATATCATGGTCGAGCTAGTTGGAATAATTGGTGCAATCTTAACAGTGCTGGCTGCTATCGGGGTATCTGGCTACACGTTTCTTGTATCATCTCGAATGCTTGAGGCAGCTAAAAAAGATTACGTTGAGCTTCTGTCACAGACCATCGATAATCTAAAGGCCCAGACTCTGCAGGAGCGGGTTGAGGCCAAGGCAATGGAAAAAGAAACCGACGTCAGGATTGAGATGCTCAAGGATGCAATGAAGGCAAGCAGTGAAGTCGAGCAAGAGCCAGAGCCTCAGTTTGTTACGACTACGGACGGTCGAGAAATAAACCTACGAGATTACGACATCGTATAGGAGTTTGTTATGTCACCAAGAGAGCAGCTAATACAAAGAATGATGCAGCGCCGACAGGGCCTTGGGGAGCCCACTTCTCAGTATGGAAATGCCGGTGTTGTTGTCCCTGATTTTTCATCTAATCCCCACAGTTATCAAAACCTGAGAAAGGGCATTCTTCGTGATGCTCAAGATTTTGAAGAAGGTTCTTTGTTTGCTCAGGACCAAATGATTGACGAAATGCGGGAATTGGGTATCGATCAGGACGAACTCGAAAACACAATCATGAGTGACTATGAGCCAACCGCCAAAGATGAGATTCTGAACGCCCCTTTTATGGGATTTATGGAGCAAGGCCCAGACCTACCCAAGGAGAGGCCAGGTGAAGACATGCCCCTGAGCGTGGGCATGGGCAACATGAACCCTGCTCTCTCAGTTGCCGGCAGCACTGAGCCGCCACTAAGAGTAGGCATGGGGGATATAGACCCACGACTAACAGCGGCCACAGGGTTAGCCCAGAAGAACTGGATGGACCATCACAAGCCAGAGAATTACGATTCAATAGAAGAGTACCAGCAGGCAGCGCTTGCGGATGGTGTGGTCAATCCACTGTACGGAAACCAGACAGCACAAAAAATCAGAGACATCTATGGCGTGAAGACTGTGCCGGACAAAAACAATGTGGCTGAGCGGGCTCTGCATGCAGCTGCAACTAAGAAGCGGGAAATCAACAAGGAAGCTTTCGAGAAAACCCTGGGCTACTTTGGCGGCAGCATGGAAGAGTACGATAATTGGCATAAGGGCCTGGACCCAGAGAGGCGAAAAGCTGTTTATGACTGGGAGACTGCTTTGGTTGCACTGCAAGGTGGAGAAGGACAGGGGCAGGAAACGCTTAAGCCTTACGAGAAATACAATGCTGCTATTGAAACCCCTGATACTGTTTCCGATGAGGGCTACTTCTCAGGCATGGATGAATTTGGGATGTTTGACTCATCCAGAGACTTTCTCCAGGAAGGCCCAATGTTCTCTCAAAGGGACTGGGATGATTTCAATGCAGCAGAGGCTGAACGAGAAAAAGAGATCTGGGATGAGTTTAACGCAGCAGAAAAAGAGCGGCATGCTGAAATTGCAGCCGGGAACATTCCATCCAATATCTCAGAGGAAGAGGTAGCTGAGTTCGGCCTAGTCGGCATGCCATCCCCTGAGGACATAACGATGCATGACCGGGAGAACTTCGGCCATCATTTCGCGGCGGCAGAAAGAATGAGAGGGGCGCGGCCTCCGGCCCAGTCCCCCCAGGGCAGTGCGGTGGCAAGCATTAACTCTGAGGACATAAAGAACTGGTATGCCGACCCCGCAGTTGATGCTGCACCTGATGGGATGTTTAGCCAGGAGGCGGCGCCACTGTCCCAGATTCAAAACCAAGTCATAGCGGCTCAGGCACCCGATGCGAACTCTACAAGCTCCACAGGGGAAAAGAAAACAAGGCGACGACGACGCCGGGAACCCGGAGCAGGATCACAGCCTCAAGCACCAGCTCCGTGGGCAAGCCAACCGCTATTTAATCCGGGAGCAATCCCAAGCAGTGACCTCGCCAGACGCTACCACATGCGTCGAATAGACAGAAGAGCAGGGACAGGGAGATTCTGATGCCATACAAAGATTCAATCGGACAGCCAGCCGGATACGGCGTAAGCAATCCTCACGGACCACTGCAAGCAGATGACATGTTTGAGGATGCGGTTATTCATGAACACGTAGGAAACCCTCTCACCGATGGCGAGGCATATGAGATGGAAATGGGACCAGAAATGGGTCAGATTCCAGAGCAACCCCAAATGCCAGGCCAAATGCCAATGGGTGAAATGGGACCAGAAATGGGTCCACTTGAAGAGCAGGCCATGGACCCAGCCGACGCTGGCGCTATGATGCGTGAGCGCTTGCGGAAACGACAAGAGCAGTTGAATAGTGCATCAATGCGATTTATGGATGTAACACACGAACTTAACAAGTGAGGGCAAGATGCCTGAAGAAGCCAAGAGCGTTGATTTTGCCGGTGTCATTGATGGCTACACTGAGCCAGACAGGTACGACCCGACCGAAGAAGACAAGGAGCTTTCATCGAAGCTCAAGGAATGGTTCACTCAGGCTCACGAGTCTAAGCAATACTATGAGCGAGACTGGGAGCTTTACCGTCTCTACCTCAAGGGTGACCAACTAGTTGTCCGACACAAGGATACTGGCGAGATTGTTCGTCTTACGGCTGAAGACTCCAAGCGGCTCCGCAGTGTAAACAATGTACTGCGCCCTACTGCCCGCTCACTTGTAGGTAAGCTCACCCGAACTGTTCCCACATGTACAGTGCTTCCAGCCACATCCGACTTTGAAGAGCAGCATGGGGCAAGAGCTGCGTCTGGGTTTCTTCAGTACTTAAGACGAAAAGAGAATCTGGATGTTAAGTATTTAGATGTGAACAATAAGCTGCCATGGGCAGGAAACTCCTTTATGCAGGTCTCCTGGGACAATGCTGCGGGCGAGGATATCGCCTACTGTGAGATATGTGATTACTACGAGTATACTCATGACTCCGTAGAAGAAGAATGCCCACAATGTGCTGCGCAAAAAGAAGCTGAAGCCGACATGATGGCTGAGCGTGAAGCGGCTATGGCATCTGTTCAAATGCAGGATGCAGCGTCTGGGGCCATCCCTCACCCGGTAGAGATGCCTGACCCGGCAGAGCTACAGATGGGACCATTGCCCTACGATGCGCCCACGCCCCCGCTTATCCCGGCAAACGAGGGAGATATTAAGATACGAGTTCGTGACCCAAGGGATGTGTTTATAGATCCCGGTGCGGAATCACTGGAGCAAGCACAGGTCATATGTCTCCGTGAAGTTGTGCCTGTGGCGGAAGCCCGTGCACGGTTTCCTGAGTTCGGAAACGTCATCGAGAGTGAAGGGGATATTCAGTCAGACCGCACAGCAGAGCTTCGATACAACAGCATCGATACCTACGGAAACGTTGAGCGACTGGATGACCACTGCTTTATCTATGAGTTCCATGAGAAGAAGACCCCACAGTACCCGAAGGGCCGATGCATCTTCATGATTAACGACAATGTAGTCAGAGAGATGGAATCTCCCTACTACATGTTTAAGCGGTTCCCCATCTTCCACTTTATGTTCGACAAGAACGATGGTGAGTTCTGGGGCGAGCCCTTCCTTGCTCAGTCATGGCACCGGCAGCGTGAGATTAATCAGGTCGAAACTCAAATCAGAGAACACGTCGAGCTTCTGTTAAGACCCAAGTTCTTTAAGGCTATTGGCTCAAGAATCACAGCAGACGAACTGACTGCCACATCTGCGCAAGTTGTTACCTACAACGCAGCAGCTGGCCGAAACTACTTCGAAACCCCGCCACCAGTCCCGCAGGATGTCTTTCGGCGTAACGCTCAGTTAGCTGCAGACATTCGACAGCAGGCAGCAGTAACCGACCAGGAGGCGGGCATTACTATGTCTGACCCGAATGGTCGAGCCATGGCAATTATTGAGGCAGAAGCTGACCAACAAGTTGGCCCAATCATTATGCGGAATAACTCTGAGTGGAAAGAAATGCACCGCGCTGCGTTATTGCTCGTGCAGTCATACTATCACCCGGACAGAAAATTTACCGTCATTGGTCCAGACGGGATGCAAACCTACAGCTTTGACGCAATCCACTTATCCCCTGGGTTTGATATTCACCTGGAGCAAGAGGATGGCCTAAGTCGAAACCCGGCGGTTCGAATGACCCAGGCAATGGACCTATTAAATGCCGGCGTGTTTATGGATATGCAGACAGGTCAGCCGGACATGAAGGCATTTATGCGTCATGCAAAACTTCGCTTGCCTCAGTCAGGGTTTGATGCTGAATCTACAGAAAGAGCTGTAGCTAGCCGTATTCCTTACCTTATTGAGAATGGCGAGACCCACTACCCATCTGTCGAGGATGACCCGTTCATCTTTGCAGAGGAGCTTCTTGGCTGGTTGCGTGGTCCGGGCCGACGTGCGTCCGACGAAGTGAAGGAAATGGTGCGACAGGTCTGGATGTTCTACACCGCGTGGGCATCTCAAGGTATGCCTCCTGGCGAGGTTGAGGGTATGGGCGGCGGCATGGGTGGGCCCGGTGTCGGCGGTCCAGACCAAAGCGCTCCAGGCGGAACCATGAATAGGCCAGGCAGAATCCAGGAGCCGGGAAGATCTGGCAGTATCGGACAGGAAGCTGGTCAGCAAGTTGGCATGGCCGACAGGCAAGCAGAGCAGACCGCCAGAGTGACCGCTAACCGAGAAGGTTAACGCCCGTATACATGTATCCATCGGGCAACTCCCGTACACATTTAGACTCCATGTGTTGACACAAGCTGCATCCAGTTGTTTAATTGGACTGCAATTTGTGGATTGCACCGAGTCGCGCCGTAAGCGTTGTAGTTGATTCACGAAAAGCACCTGTTCGTTTAGCAAAACGTAATTTGCAAAGAAAGAGGATTGAGATGGCAGATGTTTCTATGGGTAATGTGGATGCTCTTGGTGATAACGAAGGGTTTCCATTGGAAGGCGCTGTTGATGATTCAGCAACTCACGACTTCTCTGAGTTTCAGGGATTGAGTGATGAGCTTGGAGAAGCATCAGGCTACGAAGAAACAGACGTCGCGGATGAGCTAGAGCAAAAGCTGGTTGATGAGCCAGGGATTGATAGTTCTTCTTTTGAGGGCGAGGAGCCAGAGCCAGAGGAAACGAAGGCGCCGGGTCAGCGAGCACAGAAGAGGATTCAGTCCTTAGCAAATAGAAACAAAGCTCTTGAGCAGCAAGTCCAACAACAGAACCAGTATTTCCAGCAGCAGCTTGCACAGATGCAATATCAAATGCAGCAGCAGGCCAAGGGTGGGAATAATGATGCAGTTGCCCAGCAGCTCCAGTTGCAACAACAGCAGCTTGAGATGCTCTCAAGGCAGAAGCAGAAAGAGGAGTACAGCAACCTAAGTCCTCTTGAACAGCTTAAGGTGGATATCCTCAAAGAGGCTAACTCCAAGAGTAGTTCATTGGCTGAGTCACAAATCGCAGCATTGCGACAAGAGATGCAGCAGGACAAGGTGGCACGGCAGAAGCAACAGCAGGAGGCAGAGCGTAAGGCTCGGTATGATTATTACAATCATCAAACCTCAGTTGCTACGAACCAAGTTCTTCTTAATGGTTTTGAAAAAGAAGCAGTCAAACATCTTTCCAATGATGCGGAAGAGATGGTTTTGGCAATGGCAGGTGCTTATGGGATCGAACCCAAAGATGCAGCTGTCCGGTTGAAGAAATACCTGGACTCTTATGCGAACGCTTCAATGTCTGTTCGCTCAAAGACCAAGGGTAAGAAAGTAAGGCAAGGCCGGGCGGTGCCACGAGCAGCAGCTGGTGGGCGGCGAAAGGCGGCGAAAGGCATGGGAATGCCAACGTTGTCTCAGCTGAAGAAGGCAGGGTTTGATAGTCATATAGATTGGATTGCGGCCAATGAGCCGACAGTCTAAAGGAGTCAATTATGGCAGGTGTTAATATTGGAAACGTAGGTCTAACGTTTACCCGTTTTTTGGACGGTGTAGTTGAGACCCTTAATCATACTTCAAAAGCTCGTTCACTGGTTCGCCAGGAGGACAAGTGGACTGGTTCTCATATCGAGGGCAAGATCCACACAGCACGTAGTACCTCTATTGGTTACGTCGAGGATGGCGGTGCCTTCCCAGTAGCTGATAAGCAGGACTACCAAACCTATCAGGCAACTCGTAAGTTTACCGTTGGCTCTGTTCAGATTACTGACGGTGCAATGGCAACTGCGGCCAAGTCTCCGAACGTAGCACGTGATGTTGTTACCTCTGAGGTCAAGGGCCTGATGAACAACATTCTTAAATTCGAGAACGGTTTCTTCTTCCGAGATGGAACAGGAACCGTGGCAACCATCACCAACGGAATGTCTGGCGCTACAGATATTCAGGTTGATGATGCCCGTATGCTTTGGGACGGCGGAACGTACAACATGTACAACGCTGCTCTTGCCGCAAAGGACGGGGACGTTGTTGTCTCAAACGTGGAGAGCGCACTGCACTCAAGCGGTGATGCCCTTGTTAACTTTGCCGGGGCTCTCCCTGCAACCAGTGCATCTAGCGATGTTCTTGTTTGGAATGGTTGCGTTAACCGCGCAGTTACTGGCCTTGATAAACTGATTGATGACTCAGCGTCTACCTTTCAGAACATTGCCGTAGGGACTTACCCTCGCTATGCGTCTACTGTTCTTAGTAACAGCAGCACCAAGCGTGACTTAACCCCATCATTGTTCCGGCAGATGCTTGCAAGTATTCAGCAGAAGTCCGGCTCAGAGCGTCCATCGGATGGCCTGACTGTTCTTTGTGATAGCTGGCAGGCAATCAATGTCGAGGAGCTTTACGAAGGTGAACTTCGTTTGACTCCTGAGAGCAAGGTTGGCGGCTTGGCGGTTGCAGCATTCCAGTCTGCACTGGGTCGTGTTGACATTATGGTTGATACCGATTGTCTGCATAACACCATGTTCTTCTGTGACTTCAGCAAGATTTATCGTGCAGTTCAGAAGCAGCTTGGGTGGCGCCGTGAGGGTGGGTCAATCTTTAAGCGGTCTGATGTTTCGGGCATGTACACTGCAACAGCAATTGAGATTGCTGAGATGTATATCAAAGAGCGTCACACTTGCGGTAAGATTACTGATCTTAACGACAACAAAGCGACAGCTTATTAATATTCAGACCATTTAGGGGAGCTTCGGTTCCCCTTTCTGGTTGGTTGGTTGGAGGATTTTATGGCTAGAGGAATCTCTGGACGAGCCCTAGGGGGCACTAAAACGCTAGGACAACCAGTCTTTGCGCTTATTTCTGATTACACTGTGGCTGATGGTACGCATACCATTGGGCCAGAAAAAGCTGCTTTTGACTTTGAAGTCATCGGCGGATTCTACGCTATGGGCGCAGCAGGCACATCTGCTGATACTATCAAGGTCAGCATTGTAGATGCTAACGGTACATCTACCGACATCTGCACAGCGTTTGACCTGCAGTATGATAACCCAGGCGTATCTGGCTCTGGCACACAGGCAGATGAAAACACGGAATGGCTTCGTCTGAAAGATGACGTAAGCTTGGTTGTTCCAGCTGGCGGCAAGCTGACTATTACACTTGCTGGCGGCGCAAACGTTTCTAAAGTTACAGCTCTCTGCGTGGGCAGAGGCTAGGAGATAATTATGGCATGGTCTGTTGACGCAAGCGTTGAACTTGCAATGGTACCCTGGTTGATTCGTAAAATTTCAGTAACCACTGATGATAACGCAAACACTGCAGTTACTCATGGTGGACCTGCTGTTGCGCCGGATATTGTTATCCCGGTCCTAAATACGGCTGCTGATGTTGGTGGCTTGGCCGTTACGGCTAAGTCAGCCACCACGGTTACCATTGACCCTGAAACAAGCGGCGATAAGTTTGATATTTATTGCATCTGGTTTGCTTCTGCCGGTCAAGATGGTGGCAGTATTACGGTTCCTGGCTGATGCATCCTCCTGGTTGGGTGTGTCGTCGCCTTGCTGAGCTGCATCCACAACTGCGACTTGGCTGGGCTGGCCGGCAACGACAAAGTGAAGATGAGTTGAATCCAGGGTCATTTGCCCTGGTTCAGCTCTATCACAAGCAAGACACTGGTACGCTGGATGACCCCAATACCTTTCGTCTTCTGTGGGATGTTGACCCTGTTGTTAATGAGCACGGGGAAACTACCGTCGTAAGAAAAGAGCGTGGTCCCATTTTTAATAAGAATGGTGGTGGGCGTCGGGACTGGGACTGTTTGTTTAGGACCCCTGTGTTTGTTGCAGCCCTTGATGAAAGCTTTGGTATGACTACCGAGGATGTTTTGTCTGGTCGTTTTCTTGAGTCAATCCGTCATTGGATGACGCCGATTGAACGCAGGATGCGGGAGTCTGCAAGAGAGAAGGGCCGGAACCTTGCAAGCGCTATTGACGATGTGGCGCACGAGGCAACTGGAGATCTCTTAAAAGAGGCACAGAAGTCAGATGCTGCTTCTGTTATTATGGCTGACAAGCATGCTCGTGGCGATATAGAAAACCTTGAGAAACGGGTTGAAGCGCAAGGGAAAGTAGAAGATTCTTTTGAGCTTCCACCATTGGATGCGTAATGGACTTCAAGACTCTGCAAGATGAAGTATCTGAGCTGCTGAACTTTAACAGTTCCCAGACAGACCAGGACTTCACGACCACGCAAATCAAGAAGGCTATCAATCGCGCCTATGCGCGGGAGTATCGAAAAGCCAGGCAGGAAGGTCTTCGTCAGTGGTTCTCATCCGTGACAGAGATTACTTGGCTGAGTGGTGCAGTTACACTTTCTCTTCCTGGTAGTGTTAAAAGAAACCAGATTTCCAGAATCATTGATGTGACCAACAGTGACCCTGGTTACCCACTGGTCTTTGATGACAGTGGTTTCCTTGGCGATGTTCACTGGAAGGACCGCAACACCTTGCAGTGGGGCACGGAAGGCCCCGGTGAAAATCGAACACTGCGAGTTGAGTATATGGCAGAGCCGGGGGAGATGTCTGCCGATGAGGATGAGCCTGACCTGATTGCTCCAGATCATCACGAGCTTATCTTTTATTCTGCTGCAATTGACTTACGAACCAGGGCCGATGAGGTTGCGCCTCAGAGCTGGGCCATGGAGCGGCAAGAGCTTCGCATGGACTTCTATAAGGATGTTAGCCGAGGAAGACCGCACAACACAGTAACAGTAATTCGGGGCGGCAATGAAGGCGCTGCTGAATTTATTTATTAAGGGATTGAGAAAATGGCACTAGTTACTTTGAGAAATAATACAGGTGTTCCGCAGAACATCGTGTTTAACGGTAAGCAGATTATCCTAGAGGCAAGCCAGGAGAAAGATTTTATCCAGGCTGTTGCTGATAAGTTTGTTGAGATGCGAAGCCCTCTGGTTTCCATTGTCGAGGAAGATGTCGGGGGTATTTATGAGGAAGAAGATAGTGGATTAATCTGGGTAGCAAACGTAACGGGCAACCCCGATGCTCCAGATAAGATTATGGCCAAAGTGTTCGTTGACCGTCGATGGCAGATGGTTGAGGTTGATAATCCAAAAAAAATACCACGCCTTCTGGCCAATAAGTTTGACCTTGGGATGAAGTCTTATATTGCAAAGGATGGGGCAATAGAGGCCTTGAATCTCCCCAAGAAGACAATCGAGATTCCCGCATACAAAAGACGAGCGCTACCCTCGAATGAGGCTAAGTGGTGGATGAATCGTGATGCCATCTGTGAGCCCCAGTTAAGAGGTTGCTCAATTAAATCTCGACCCCCAACCGACTTTGAGCCAAACCCAAAGAACGTTGATGACTGGAGCCTGGATGACTTACGAGCTTACTTGAAGCTCATGGACCCAGGCGCAGAGATGGGCCGCAGTGAATCTTCAGTTGTATCCGAAGCAAAGAAGCGCGGGCACAGAAAGCCGGAAGAAATTTCTGCACACGTCGAAGAAGAGAAGTATCTCATCACAAAGAGAATCTACTTCCGCTTGGTGGACCCGCAATATTCAGTTCCCACCAAGTCTCAGTTTCTTGAGTTTGTTCACGGACAAAAAGAAGTGAAGCCTGTAGAGGAAGACTTTGCGGCTGACCTTATCAAGAAGTCCACGGAAGAAGTTAAGCGAAAGAGAACCAGAAAGAAGAAGCCACCAGGGGCATCAGCTAGTGCTTAAGGAGTTCGTATATGGGTCGGCGCGAGTATCAGCACTTGGTGCTCAAGTGTAACAAGGGCATTAACCAGCAAAGAGATCTTGCTAGTCTGGAAGAGTGCGCCGAAGCCTTGAACGTCTGGGCTCCTGACGGGGCCATTGAACAAAGGCCAGGCTATACTGGAGCATTTGCACTGACCCACCACGGTTCCGGCGCCAGCGTTGGGACGCTGACCTATATCAGTCAAAACAGCACATCATACGTGACCGCATCAAACGGTGACACATTGAGCCTTAACAGTTGGCCCGTTAACGGTGCCGGCGCATTCAGTCGTGGCTACTATGTGGGGTTTGCATCAATAGCAGACCTGGACACGAATGATCACGAGAAGCTCATTGGCTTCGGTATAAGAATAACAGCCGAAAACAGGAACCCTGTAACGTTCAAAGCAGAGTACTATAGCAGCAACACGAACGACTGGAAGTATCTCAGGGTTACAGAGATTGCCGACAACGGCAACGGTTACGGCGGGAACTCCGACGCACACCTCAAAACAGCTACAGACACAGCGCAGTTTGCATTTGTGCCGCCAGGAGACTGGGCAACCACAACGGTCTCCAGCACCACTGCATACTTTATAAGATTCCAGGTTGTTAACGCAGGGGCGGCTGGGCTTGATTCTGCCGTAACAATAAGCAATGACGCACCAACCAGGGGCATAGGGACACTTAGGGATGGTGACGCAGCCCCAACCAGAAGTGTGTTTGCGGCGCAATTCCCCCTAACGAAGCGGTACTTATATTTATCTAACAAGGTTACGACCGATGTGGTGGGCGGCTCAACAATAGACCTTGAGAACTACCAGTCTACAACAGGGCTAGGTACATCAGAGACGGATGAACGAGGAAGCATTGCAGTTGTCCCTCAATACGGCGAGGCCTTTGTTGCTGGTGGCGGGAAGATAGCCAGGATTCATGTCAACACTGGCATGTCGGTAGCAGCGGTGGAATCAGCTGACTTTGCTGTTGGGACCAGTGCACCATACGATCCTGAACTTGTCATACAGTTAGAAAACTTTCCCGAATCAAAATACATTACCTTCTTTAAGGGTAGGCTCTGGTGTGCTGGAATTAAAGACAGGCCTTATGAGGTAAGATGGACCGCAGCTGCACCGTTCCATAAGGTCTGGCCGACACTTTCAGCTGAGCCCCTTATGGAAGATGACAACAGCCCCATCACAGGGATGTCTTCGTATGGCGAGAATTTGGTCGTGTTTAAAAATGACTCTGTCTGGCAGATGATGAACACGGGTCCAAACTCAGCAACTCTTGTTGAGCACTATAGCCCAATTAAAATTGTCTCCGGTGTGGGATGCGTAAGCAACTCTAGCATTGAGCAGGTTAGAGGCAATCTTTTATTCTTGGCCGAGGATGGCGTCTATGCTTTTGATGGGACTCCAAACATTAAGAAGATGTCTGACCGGGTAGGTAAAACAATTGCATCAATTACCCCCGGACGTCGTCGCATTGCCTGCTCTGCTCATTGGAAAGCAAAAAGCCTCTACTTGTTATCGATTGCTGTTGATGGGTCATACTATAATAACAGAACGCTTGTGTATGATTATAAGAATGATGCTTGGTGGGAGTGGGATATACCAGCCCAGCACTGGCTTGTTGATGAGGATGGCTTTGACAATGAAACCCTTTACTTTATTGATAGCTTTCAGTGCGTGTTTCAGATGGACACAGGGAATCATGACCATGGGTCAACCATATCCAGCCATATTGTAAGTCAAAGGCTTGGCGAAAACACAAACGCACGAAGAACGCTCAGACAAATAGAAGTTCTTGGTGATAACAAGATGGGCTCCATTACCGTTGAGGCTATCGCCAATGATGACACCCTGAACTCAGATTCTGGTGCCATCGTTATGACCGATTCATCTGAGGCAACCTACGGGTCAGCTACCGATGGGGTGGATAAGTATGTTATCGAAAGAAGAAGGGCTAGGCGCATTGCGTTCAGAAAGCAGGCCGACTGGTTTCAGGTAAAGGTTTCAAGTTCCGCATACAATACACCAATGATGCTTGCTGGTATTGATGTGGCATTTGCCGGCGAGCTGAAGAGATAGCCATGCCGGAATTACCATTTGGAAGAGGCTACCGAAAAGGGCCAGACGCAATAGTATCCCAGGCGGAATCGTTTGACCGTCGCTCACGGGATATCCCGAAAGAAGATGAGTGGCTTATTACGCCCATGAACATGCTTGGCGGCGACACTCACGGCTCAACTGGATACGCCCAGGAGCTTCGGCTGTTTCCTATTCCAAGATTAGAAAGAACACTTAAGGCCAAGTCTGTAAGGATAAGAATAACAACAGCATCAGCTGGCAGCACTGTAAGAATAGCAATGTATCAATACCTCTCAGATAACCACGGGGGAAAGAGATTCTCAAAGGTTCCATTGTCTGAGGTTATATTCTCCGGTGCATCTACGGGCGTGAAAGAGCTAGAGCTTAAGCACGCTTTAACCCTTCTCCCTGGCGTGTATTACTTTGTGGGCGCGTATGTCTCAAATAACTCTGTAGGCATTGTGTCCGACGCGAACACCAGCCACAGGGTTATTCCTGTAAGCGTAATGTCCATTGATAACGATACCTTACCCAGTAACGTTTCTCAGTCGTCGTTAACTAAAAGCTATGCTAAGTATTTTCCATGGGTTGTTTATCTGTCTAGCGTTGGCGCTGACGTTATTTGAGAGGCTATTATGACGATTGCATTAACCACATCGCTATCCAGCACAATTACAAAGTCAGAGTTAGAGGGCAACTTCACAACCATCACCAATAAGTTCAATGGCGGAATAGATAACACTGACATTAAGAGTGGCGCCGGTATCGACGTTACAAAGCTTTCTGCATCTAAAGAATATGTGACAGTGGTACTGAACAATCCCGCCTATACATGGGGCATTGCTGGGGCAACTATAGCCCTTGCACCTATCCCCGGCCTCAGTGGAAGCCAGGCTAACTGGGAGCTAGTGGCAGCATCATGGGTATGCACTGACTGCGGTTCGTCTGCGGGAACAATCGATGTGGCCGTTGCTTACTATAACTCTGGCACCCTAACCGACGTGAGTGTTTTAATTAATGAGGAATCACTGACCGTCAGCTCTGACGGCAACGGTAACTCCGGGCAATGCACTATTGATGTGACAGATGGCCCGGTTGAGTACCATGGTTCACAGTCAAGACTCTTTGCATTGAGACAAGGAGCAACCACCGGAACAGGGGTTTTAAACTCTGCTGGTCATATTTCTGTTACACTATTACTTGAACGAGTTCTGCAGGCGTAAGGATTAGAAAATGGCATTTAGCTCAGCAGATTACCAAGACATGGCGCGAAGACGTCGCAATGGGAATGGCAACGGTTCACGAGCCACGCAGCAAGTTAGTCAGGCGGCGCGTCAGGCACGAAGCGGCTCGTCTCGACAAGGCAGCATGGCCAACCTTAATCGAAATCGGCCCGGTGTACCTGCCATGCCAGTGCAGGGGCTTAGTTCCTCTGGCGGAGGGCAGCAGGGAGAACAGGCCCAGGCACCCGGCGCCACAGGGCTTGATGCTTCATCTGGTCAACCAGCGAGTGGGCAGTCTGGAATGATGGGCGCTGCGCAGAAAATGGCAGGGGCAACAAACTTTCAGACAGGGGCTCAGTCAGCAGCAGGAGCGGGGGCCACAGGGCTTGATGCGTCATCGGGTCAACCGACAACTACGCCTGGCACTGCAGCAGGGGTTCCTCAAAGTATTCAAAGCATGGCGAACGCTGGGGCGTTTGGTGGCGGTGGCCAAGGCGGGGCTATGCCGCCGGGCACAGAGCAGACCCAGTTCTCAAGTGGCTTTCTTGCTGACCCGGAAGGCGAGACCGGCACACAGGTTGACCCGTTTACCGGCGAGTCTCAAATACCTGCAGGCATGGGGCAGGACCAAGGGGGTATTGGTGTATTAGCAACCGGCACTCCTGAACTTCTTCGCCGTGCTGATATGACTGGCGGCCTGGACGCTGGGCTTCCTCCGGGCGCAACGGAAGATGATTACTTTGACAGGCTCGGTGAAGAGCGGGCAATGTTTGAGGATATCATTCAGGGCTTACAGGATGAGCGCGGCGAGTCTCAGGGCCTCATCTTAAAGGGAATATCTGAGCAGCAAAGACGCCAAGCAGAAATGAATGCTTTGGCTGGTCGCTCTGTTGGTGGTGGCTTTGGTGGAGCAATGGCAACCACATCCGCAATGGGCGCTGCTGCAATGGAAGAAGCAGACAGAGCAATTCGAGATAAGATGCGTGAGGCCCAGATTGGCTGGCTCGACACTGTCTCAAGACTTAATGAGTCTGAGCGTGGAAGAGAATTTACGCGTGAGATGTCTGATGAAGACAAAGCATTCCAGTTAGAGCTTGGAGCCATGGAGGGCGAGGTTGACCTGCCTTCAGAGGGTGGCAACACGGGTGGTGACTGGCGCGATGATTACGATGGAGGAACCGGAGGAACCGGGGGAGATGGACCAGACCTTCCTGGAAACGCTGGGGCCGGGCAAAGCAGTGGCACTGGTGAGAGCTTTGACGCTAACGATGCATCGGGCCAGGCGCTATATCGCGAGGGCTGGAGACCATCAGCTGATGGTGAGTGGCGAAACAGTGAAGGGCAATCATGGAGCGAGGTTTATCCAGACAGTGCTCCTCCTGCAAACAACAGCATGCAGGACTATCAATCCAGTATCGGGTTTTCTGACAATGACTCGGTTATGGCAAACGAAGCCTATGCGGCCAACCCCGAGAATCTCACAGAGGAACAAAAGCAACACATGTTTTCACTGGGGACCGTGGAAGAAAGAGAAGAATACCTTAAGAGCGTTGGCCCAATGTCAGAGTGGTACAGTGGGAATATGACCATTGAAGAAGCTATAGGGCAAATGCACGATGCGTTAGCTGATGAGGCGTATGAGTGGGAGGATATTTATGAGCAATTTGCTGATGAGATTTTATGGGACGACACCACCTATTCTGATGAGAATGGAAACACGGTAAGGGGCGACCAGCTTAAAGATCTTATCAATAATATGGCCGACGCTGCGGGGTGGAATGATGCCGAGCTTAACCTTGGCCACCCTAGCGGAGAAGGCGATCACCCCACATACGGAAACACAAGCGTCAACAGCGATCCTGACAAGCTGTATTTATGGGTAGCAAGTCAGCCAGGGTTATTTAGAGAGATAGTAAACAGAAGCCTGTACTCAATGGACCAGTCAGGAATGCAGGGCCAATGGGGCAGCACCGACTTTGCAAATCAAATTTTAGCAGAACTACAGCAATCAGGCTTGCTTGATCCGGGGAGGTAACCAATGCCATACAAACCTAATAGAGAAAGCAGTAAGGCGGCAGCAGCCAGGAAGCATTACGCTAACGTCATTGATTCACGCAGGACTGCTCGCAAAGAAAAGACCAAGGGCTCACTTGATAAGTATCAGGCAATGATTAGTGCTCGGCGAAAGTATGGCGATGAGCTTCGCAAGCAGGCTCAGTTCGACAAGAACCGCAGAGAAACAATTGAGGCAAGAGAGCGCAAGAAAGCAAACAGCGTGTGGTCCAATGTCGCAATGCTTGGCACCAGTGTCGGCGCAATGTTTGGCCCAGTTGGAGCGGCTATCGGTGCTGCTGGTGGGGCGGCTTTAGGAATGGGGATGGCGGCAGCACGAGGTGGTGACCCCTTTGATATGGGTGCTCAGCTAGCAGGTCTTGACCCATCCATGGCAGCTAAGGCTGCAATGAGTGTTGGTAGGTCGATGGGGTATGGCCCAGGTCAAGCAAGAACCAGCCCAACTCCTGGATTCACTGACGAGCTAAACAGAAGAGAGAGTGCCTTTAACAAAATGTCAGGCACGCAGGATTATCAACTACAGCTAGGCAACACGGCCAACCTTGGAGATTTGTCACGCTCAGGCTCCTCACTTTCTGGCGGCGCGTTTGCAAACCAATCACAAGCCCTGCAGAACAACATGGGCACCCCTAGTCCGTTCGGCGTGGCCGATGTGCTTGACACAAGGATAAAGGGCATGGGGCGATAAGATGTCAATTCAGCGAATCCCACTAGCGAACAGCTTGTACCTTGCGATGCTCGGACAGGAGCGACAGGACCAGGAGCGCCGCACCCTAAAGGAGCAGCAGGACCGGGACCGCCGTGACCGCAATATGCGAGACACGCAGGATTATATCCTTAGACAGCAAGACCAAAAGCAAAGCCATGAACGCTCCATGCAGGAGATTGCTCTCAAGAAAAGGGCTCAGCTCATGCAGGAGCGCATAGAGCAGGCTGGTTTAATGGAGCGAAGACAACAACAAGATCAGGCTGCAATGCAAAGGACTCTTGTTGGTCAGGCCGGCAGGGCGGCTGATAGGCAACAAAGAGCAGATGCGGCAGATCAAAGAGCCGAATACCAAAGGGGCATGCTGGCCGAGCGAGGCAAGTCGAGAAGAGACAGAAGATCAAGACAGGACGTTTTTGAGTCGCAGAGAATTGCTCTTACTGGAATACATAGAAACGTGCAGGCAAAGCAACGGGAGTTAAGCGCTATTGTTTCTGAGCTAAGAGGAGAGAGGGGTGTTTTAAATGCAGCCGCTAAGGCTGATTTAAAGATAAAGAGGGCACAGGTTCAAGGAGAATTGAGGGCGCTTCAGCGAGATCATCAAAACGCAATGATTGGGTTTATGGGTCAATACACCCCGCACCTTCTTCCTTCTCAGACAGGGATGGGGTCTGGGTTTGACGACACACTTGGTGACCAGGGCGGTGGTGCAGAGGATGTACCAACTTTAGATGATATTGCTGGGGGAATGGGGTCTTCTGGTGAGCCAAGATAAGCTGTATGACATAGAGAGACCTCTTGTCTCTTCCGAGCAACGGGCTCTTATTGACTACCAGCGCAGTCTTGAAACTCTTGCGTCAGACAGGCCGCACAAGCTTGCTGCCGACTATGATGCCCTTAGTCAGGGATTACTCACAGACGAACAGATTAAAAGACTTGCAGCCAAGTCTGCCCTTGAAGAACTAAAGGATAAATTTAAAGCTGGTGAAGTTGACCGGCAAAAAATTATCGACCTTGCCAAACTAAAAAGAAAGCAGTTTGAAGAAATAGCAAGACAGAAGTCGGGCACAGGTCAAAAGCAAATGGCCAAGGCAGGAGAAAAGGGAGCGTTCATGACTCCCGAAACTGCACTAGGAACCCCAAGGCAAGAACTTGCCGCCAAGCACAAGATACCAATTGGCCGAACCCGCATGCAGATTCAGGAAAGAATGGTTCGCGATGGCGTTGTTCCTGCCGACATAGTTCCACGATGGATGTCCACACCTGTTCAGAAAAAAGATGAGCACGGCAATGTGGTAATGAATTTCGAGGACAACCCAGAAATACCTGAAGACCTAAGAGATAAGTTCAAGAGCAGGATGACCAAAACATATCTTGGTCCTGAAGGAAGAATGGAATCTGCTGGCGAGGGTAAGAGCTGGTTCTCGGATTTTGCTGGCTGGCTTGTAGATACGACCTTTGTCAAGGCTTTGGCGACAGGGCCAGAGCTTATGAACGGCTACTATGCCGGCTACCTGGAGGCAATGAAAGAGTCAGATATTGCCAAGGAGCTTAAGGAGAAGGGCGGCAAGACATTTGCCGGCGTCCCAGAGGAAGTGTTGATCTCAAGAATCGGGGGCGGAATAGAGTCGGCCATGCCTGTTTACGGCACCATAGCTCCAATCGGAAAGATGCTCTTCGCAGCGATAGAAGACCCAGCCAAGGCCACAAGGATAGCAACAGCGAATGCGTCAGCCATGCTTAGCGGCATTGAGGAGGGGTTGATTGCCGGTGCGGGTGTTTGGCAGGACATGGGAGAAACCCAGGGGATAGCCAAGTCACTAGGCAGAGCAAGGGCAGCGTACGTTCGGGAAGCCAGGCAGTATGCAAGAGAGGCCGCTGTCCCTGGTGAGTCAGAGGCAGAGTTTGAGCAAAGAGCCGAGAACATTCTTCAGCGATTACTAAAGGAAGACTCCGGGTCATTAGCTATGGAGTGGCCAAGAACAACCGAGGCTATTGTTACCGGCATCTCTGACCCTGGGAATATTGTCGGCGGTCCTTTAATTAGGGCTGTTGGTCATGGTGTTTCAAAGGCCCATAAATATGTCCGTGGCCTTGAGCACGTCGGCGCCCCTGTTAGGGCAACAGAGGAAGGCATAAAAAGATTTACCGACCCACTTAAAGCAGCCCTTGTGAAGGGTGCTTATGACTCGCCAGCAGCAAGAAAAGCAGGCGATGCAATTCTTGATTCCATGGGTGAGCACGGCAAAGCAATGAAGAGAATCATGATGGCATCACAGGATGCTGGCTCAGCTGTTGCCCGCAACCTCATTAGCAAGTTTGCCCTTATTGATGACGTGCTTGCTGGAATTAAAAAAGGTGAAGAGGCTAAGTTCTTTGATGTTGTTGAGGCATACGGTAAGTCATCAAGAGATACCGTCACCCTTAAAGCTGAGATAGCCAAGCACTTTGGCGACACCAAGAGAGCTGGCAAAGTCGAGAAGATGGTTCGCGAGTACATGCCCCTGGTGGATGAGTTCTACGAGATAAGCGCAAAGAACGGACAGCTTAATGATGTTCGAAAAGTCGTTGATGCAAGTGGCGCCGTCACAGGTCAGGCTGTGCATCAGGCATCAAAGATTGATGGGTATATCCCGTACCGTGTATGGGACAAGATTGGCGACCTAGGCAAAGCAGTCAACAAATTTGGATTTAAGGATGTTGACTCTGCTGTCATTGCCCTTGAAAAGATCACTGCCCAAAAGCTGCTTAGCAAAGCAAAGGACCCAAAACAGGTAAAGTATCTGAATCAAAAGATTGCACAGTTTGATGACATACTAAAGTCCAAGGGTGTAAGAGCAGACCATGTTGAGAGCCTTGCAGGCAGAGCGGGCAGTGCCCAGTCCAGAGAGGGCGCGAAGGACCTGAGAGCGGCTCTTTACGGTATAGGCCAGGCAAGGGGTCAGGTTGATATCCTTGGTCAAAGCAAACTGCACCGGGTGAGCCCTGTGTCTGGAGCAGCGAAGGAGCGGCTTGGTGCTCTTCCTCCGGTTAAGGATGCCAGACTTCAGTGGCGGCAACATATACAGAACGAAACAAGAAAAGCGGTAAAGACTGGCGAGATTAAAGAGCTGGCCCACGGGTTTGGCATGAAGGAGTTGGCTGGCACATTTACAGCTAAGTCTCTTACCAAAGCCCTTGATGGCGGCGGAACAATCAAGGTTATGGATGTTGTTGATGCTAGCAAGAAAACGTCCATGGATGACATTGTCTTAGCTGTTCAGAAGATGGGTGATGAGCTAGGTGTTCAATATGATCTACTCTCTCCTGACCTAGCGAAAAGATTCCTGCAGGTGACCGGCACATCTTTTGACCCGACAAAAGCAGTGGTTGCTTTACCTAGGGCAATCGGTATGAGGCTCGAAGAAGTTCTTCCAAAGATAGCTCCAGATGCCATGAACGATAAAGGGTTCTGGCATGCAGTCAGAGTAAACTTCCTACAGCCAACAAACGAAGTATTTAGGGCATCACGAACGGTCAACAGAAGTCTTGCGTTCCAGGCAGTAAACATGGCCGGCGCTGTTGGCATCGGGTTTATGACCCTTGGTGTACGAGCAATGAACCCAGCCTTGCAGGGTGGCGCAGCCAGGGCGGCTTTCAATAATGCACTAGCTGACTCTCTTGGTGGTGTTGGCCCGGCGCTTGGTTCAGCAGCTGGAGCTATAGCAGCGGGAGGCCAGGCACACCAGCAGGGCATGAGCCCCATGGAAACTGCTGCAGCTGCATTCCTTGGCGCGACTGGTGGTTACGGTGTATCTAAGGCAGTGGGTGCAGCAGGCAGATTAGCCGCAACCAAGGTGCCAAAAAAGTACCGAGCTGAAAACGTGACCGTTAAGGTTGGCGATGGTGAAGCCAAGATGGCAGACGTCCTTGAGCAGCTAAACAAGTACGGCCTTGTTGGTCAGAGCGGCCACAGGTACGGAAGCATTCCTGATATCTCCAGGGCAGCCCCGGCTGAAGGTATCATGGGAGCCTATGGCAGAGCTGCAGGCTATCTTTCTAGGGTTCAGCAGAAGGCCGCAGCTAAAACAAGAATGCAGCAGGTCGCCCAGTTCGGTGACGATTATCAGAAGACCATCGCCTTTATGGGTTACCTTAGAAAGCACGGCAAGGTTGTTGATGGAAAGATATCCCAAGACTCAATCTATAAGGCGGTGGACTTCACGTCTGAGTATGCTGGTAACTACAGCCGACTGACCAAGTTTGAGAAGACAGCTCTGCGCGATACGTTCGCATTCTACAGTTGGAACCGATTCATTTTACCCGTCATAGCCAAGCATATGTTCCAGAACCCTCAGAGGCTTGCAGCATTTGAGAAGCTCAGGAACGGCCTAGAGGGTTATGTATATGACACAACGGGTGAAGTTATACCATCGGCAGGGGTTCCTGACTGGCTCAAGCTCAGCGGCGCCACAATGGCTCCTGAGATGTTTCAGCCAGACGTTGCCCCAGGCTCAGCTCTTTCTCATGTAAGGGCGATGGGTATCATGGAAACTCCCAACGCTGCGCTTAGTGCATTTGCTCCTGGCTTTTCTGGAGAGAGCCCAATCTCTGCACAGTTTGGCCCGGCGGGTATGGCAATGGCCTACATGATGAACGGGTTCGAGGCGCCGATTGCAGCACGAGGTAGGGGCGGTATACGTGGTGGCATCATGCCATCTGTTCCAACCATTATGGAGCTGGCTAGAAACTATGACAGCCCCGAGCAGTGGATGGCTGCAATGTTTGAGGGTGATGATTCGTTTGCGACCAGGGAAGCAAGGAACCTAATTCCATTTGGAACTGCATTCTCTGACCTTGCCGAGCTTTATCTTAGGAACGGTATGTACGATGAGGTTACGGAGATGCATCTACGTTACCGTGTCGGTCGTGACTGGATGGGGCTAGACCACTTGGCAGCGAAGGCCTTGGGTCAAACACCTTTGAGTATTGCCAACTATGTGCCAGGCTATAGACTATATCCTGTAGACCCTGTTCGCGTAGCGGCTAGAAGAAAATCCCGAGCAATGGGCATAATGCCTGAAAAACAATTCGAATAGGAGAACACCATGGCAACTGAAGCATACCGAGAAACACTACCGAACTCTACTCTTACTGAAAAAACCATGTTCGAGCTTGAGCCGAACAATAATTATTCACGCATTGCCATCGCCATGCATTCGGCATCAACGTACACCAGGATCACGGTCTACTATGTGTTCGAGGAAAGCCAGGGTGATAACACCCACAAGCAGATTCAAGAGATTGACTTAACCCAAAACGTTTTAACAATTCTTAATCTGGATATGCCACCTGGGATTATCAGAGTAACCCGTAACAATGTAGACAGCACTGCGTGTGGTGGCGGCGCCCTGCATGTTGATGCAAACCTAACCAAGTAGGAGTAAGTCATGGCAGATGCAAAAATTATAAACTACGGCCAGCAAATCAGCGCAGGCACTACAGCTATTCCAGACAACACCAGCACAGCGCTTGATATCGAATCGACGGATGCGAAAGATTACATCACCATCGACACAACCGATGGCAGCGAGGTAATGACCTTGACCGCTGGTGGGTCAGCGGGGCAATTATTGCGGATTGAAGCTGCGAGGATGCGGTACGCTGCCAGCGGCACCATGTCGATTCTGGCAGAAGACCCAACAGCCACAAACCCTGTTTTTTGTCCTAATGCGAATGATGATGATACCGGTATCGGGTGGGCGGCAGCTGACCAGCTTTCGCTTATTGCGGGTGGTGTTGAACGTGCACGTTTATACAATAAAGGCGTAACAATCACCGGCTACGGTGGAACAACCGGGGCTTCGCCAAACGAGGCCGAAGACGTGGCGCTCTACGTGGAGAACAGCAACTCAAACAGCACGAACGCCTGCGTTGTTGAGTTAAACACAGACGGCTCAAGTGGTTCGCAAGTTTGGTATTCGCAGTCTGACACGTTAAAAGGCTATACTGGATATAGCAGTGGTAAAATGTTGGTCAACACCGTCTCCTCAACAGTAGATATTGTATTGTCGACAAATCACATTGAGCGTTTAAACATTGACGCCGGGACAGGTGTTTGCAAGCTTTCCGCACAAACGGGACTTCATTTTAACTCAGGCACAGGAACCGACACAGCAACCACCGAACCGGTTTACTTAGCAGACACAAACGCAACTATGATTGTAGATTTTTCTAACGGTAACTTTGGAGATATTACATTGGCCGCAAATGTAACAGCGGTTAATTTTTGGAATGTTCCAGCAGATGGGACCACGGCAACAATCACCGCGAAAATTACCCAGGATTCAAGCGCTAGAACTTTCGATTACTCGGATTCAGCTGTGACAGTTTACAGCGACGGCGGCAGTACAGCAGTAACCGGTGAGATTAAATTCGCAGGCGGAGCGCACCACGTTCAGAGCACGGGCAGCGGTGCGGTGGACCTTGTCAGTTTCACTTGCATACCAAGCGGCTCAACGTTTAACATTTATGCAGCAGTGGTTGGGCAGGCATTCGCATGATTTCCATACCCGACATAAGCCAGACCTACCCGAAAGAAAGCTTAACGCTCGACTCTCGTTTCGTTGTCGGTGAGGGCAATGCGCGGGACCTGTCTAGTGATGCAAACACCGGAACACTTGTTACTGGCAGGGCTTTATCGCTAGATGGCACAGGAGACAGGATCGACTGTGGTGTCGGAATGGATTTTTCCTCTACCGGTGGAAGCTTTGCCGCTTGGGTCAAACTGACCAGCACTGCATCGGGGAACAAGCAAATTATTGAAACCAATACCAGCGGCAGCAATCGTTTTGCAATTGGTATAACCGGGGGTAATGCGTTTCGTGTTTCCTGGTACAATGGCTCAGGTTATTCCGGGAAAACCTCGACAACCGTCTCACAAACAACGTGGTATCATGTTGTAGGGACCATCGACGATTCAGATAACACAACGCTTTATGTAAATGGCGTAGCGATGGATGAGGCGTATTCTTCTCACGGAATCAGCGGCACGAACATAACAACAATTGGGGCGAATGGCGCTGGTGACAGTCAGTACATGATCGGTAGCTTATCCTGCGTGAAGGCGTTTAACGTTGTACTCACGGCAGCCCAGGCTCTTGAGCTATACAACAACCCCGAACAGGTTTTGCCTACAGGCGTTTCTGCTGCAAACTTAAAACGATATTACCCCTTGTCCGATTACGTAGACGATTCCGCAAACAGCCTGAACGGTTTATATGTGATGGATTGCGGCGCTGATAAAATTAATGGTTTGGCTGTAAATACCGGCATGGATCTAGCAGAGCAACCGCCATGCCCACAGCTTGGGTTGCTGCCGAGCACTTCGCGGCGCTATACAGTCGATGATTCTTACGTGAGCATTGGAGCTGATTCAGATATCAACGGTTTGTTTAGTAGTGGCGGTACCCTGGCTTTCTGGGCTCAGGCGATGTCAATTGGACACGAAGTTGTTGCTTACTTGGTTTACACCGGAACCGGAGGCTATACCGTATATCTTCAAAATGATTCCTCGGGAACCGCAAAGATTTTATTCAAAACATATCACGGCACAACTTCTGGTGAATGGATAACCGATGGTCAAGTTATTACTTACGGCACTTGGCAACATATTGTTTTTGCCTACGACGCATCATCAGTATCGAATGACCCTGTTATTTACATTA